CTGCGTGTGGGTGGCTTTTCACCAGCCCACTGAATAGCATCTGTTGTTAACACAACCTTAACCTTCATTTTGTCTTTCCCCGCAAAATTGCCTCAAGGTTTTCACTTAGTTTTGGTTCGTCTTGGGCTATGAGATCCGCTAACTCCAGCATAAGTGCAAGCTCTGCCGAGTAGGTTTTGTCAGCCGTCTCTTTTAAAATTTCGATTGTTCTATGTATTACTTTTGCCAATGCTCTTATTTCGGTGTCGGTTATCATTTTAGTACTCCAATTATTTTATCATTTAAATTCATTATTTCAGTTTGAAGATCCATAATTTCACAACCTAGCTCAGCTTTTTTTCGTGTCACCATAAAATAGGCAACTTGTTTTAATTTCAAATCACGTTTTAATTTGTTGAGTTTGGCCTTGAGGTTTTTCATTTGATTTTCTTTAATTGATCTCGAATTTTATGCCTTACTTTATCAATGTCCTTAGACAATTCATGTAGTGACCCTACAGATTTTACAACCTGCATACCATCTTCAATTTCGCCTGTGTAACCTTGTGAATCGCTCTCGCAGATCCAAGAATACTCCAGCATTGCAGCCGTAACAAAATCCCATTGCTGCGCAGTTAGTTTAATAGGAATAAGCTTTTTATGGGCCATTAGAAGAGATCCATGATTTATGATTAATGGTCAGCTGTTGAATGAAACTTGAGAAGTCGTCTTCATTAGATTCAAAAACTGCTCCATTAATATACTCCAAAGTAACCTCTAAACAGTTCGCAGCCTCGGATACGAGCTCGACCTCGCTATATTTAGGGAACTCAAGACGCATGCTTTGCGCTAATTTAGACATTCGGTTTGTGTATCCTTGGGTCATGGTACGGGTCACGGGGCGCCCCCGTTTCCAGGGGGCATTTGGGATATAACAGCAGGTAACTCTATACTTTGAGGGTTTGCCGGATGCTCGACAAGATGCCAGCCGAGGGCGAAAATTGATAATAAGATTACTTCAATCATTAGTATTTACTATCCCCGCCAGCAAAAGTTATTTCCCAGAGGGCATTACAAGTTGGGAGCTCTTTACTCCAAATGTCGTCATCTTTTAAAACGAATTCTATTGGCTGGGCCCGATAACACTCCTCAACTAGTGCGTTATAAGCAGACGAGTCGATAGTGCTGGATGCTAAAAGGACAAATAATATATAAGACATTTTTGATACCTCTCATTATGAGTGGAGTTGTCAAGCAAGTTTTAAATATAGCACTAATGCTGTTAAAATCAACAAGTTTTTGTGCAAGTGCTGTTAAAGTAAATTGGTTTAAGAAAACCGGCTCCACATGAAATTGAAAATCTGGAGCTTTTTTTAACCAAATCTTAACCAATGCGTTGCGGTGGCGTAAATTGGCATGATGCGGGGTGCCTGCGGTCCACGTCATGGTCACTGGCTCCAAACCATGTGGCCACGAAAAACGAAGTGATTTAATAGTATTTAGGTCCTGTGGCCACTAGATCCACTTCTTTTCTATAAATTAAATAAAATCAAAAAAAATGGGTTTTAGCTATATTGCGTCATGGAATAAAAATAAAAAACAAAATTATAAACTAAAATGGGTTTTCATGTGGAGCTGTGGAGCCGCCGTTTGGGCACCCCGAGACAAGGCCCCTCAAAAGATCACTCAACCTTGGGGTTATAGCATAGCGTCATTTTCCCCTCATTTTCCCAAAAACGCAAAAAAGCCGCTTGCGCGGCCTCTTGCACTAAACCTTGTAAAACCCCGAGTCTTATTTCGTTGGCGCAACGTCAACATGTTTGGGGTCAGCAAAATACTTGGTGGCAGATGCCGGGCGCTCACCAACACAAGCTGTTGTCCAAGATTTACGGCATTGCTTGGAAGCACTGATACAGGCATTGCCACAAGGTAATGAGATACCGGGGCGACAATACATTGAACACTTCTCAGCGTTGGCGGTTGCACCCATGAACACAACTATAGCTGAGAGTAGGATGAACCAGAACTTTTCGATTGTTAGTTTCACATAAACTCCTTTGTTATTAATAACGCATGCTATCACTAGTGCAATGATTGTGCCTTGCTATTGTGCAATATAGGTACGGGGCACCCCGAATCATGCATAAGAATTACATGATTGATTGAATGTTCTACACTGTTAACCCCGCTCCTTGCATGCATATACAGCGGTTTAGTGTTAACTAAACACCAGAGACAAGTGACGGGGTATCCCCCAAAGCGCGGTGGTGACCCATAAACAACCCCTTTGCGAGCACCCCGAGACGAGATTTCTAGAAAGATGACTCAACGCATCACGATTTATGTATTTTTATATAAAATTATATATGTCAAGAGCTGGCGCTGTGCGTGGTAACATAAATTTTAGTGACATCTGTCAGATTCTTAATAAAAGTTTGTAAATGGACATTTACGATAGTGGTGTATGTAGGAAATTATTTGATAAAACCCATTTAAGTAAGGGGTGTTGGGAAATAAGATCTAAGTACAGGCTAGACATTAGTAAACCATGCAGGCCACAAATAACTTATAAAGGAAAAATTACCAACGCTGCGAGAATAATTACTCATATTTTTCATGGGTTAGACCTGAACAATAACAATGTATACGCCTGCCATACCTGTGACAATTCCATATGTGTAAATCCGGATCACCTATGGGCGGGGAGCCCGAAACAAAACTGTCACGACGCAATAAAAAAGGGGCGGTTTAAGTTCGCAAAGAGTCCTTATGGACGCCTATGACGGAAGATTTCTCAAGAAACTATTCTCAAAGATCGTATTAGGCCCTAATGGCTGTTGGGAGATCCATAACAAGGTTTCACACCCCCCGAAGGACAACTGGCGTCCACGGGCCTGTTATAAGCGAATGAGCATGAATGCAGCGAGAATCGTTGCCCACATCTTTCATAAACTGGAGTTAGACAGCAAACAGCAGTACGCCTGCCACTACTGCGACAATGCGTTTTGTGTAAATCCTGACCACCTTTACGTTGGCAGCCCATCAGATAACGTAAATGACGCTATCCGCCGTGGCAGATTGGTGTATAGGCGTAAAACCTCTGGCGAGTATTATTGACGTTTGTCATGGTGTAAGGAAATATTTACAAATGTCAAAGATCGAGCTGCCGCCGCACATATTTATAAAAAATGATCGAGGGTTAATAGAAGCCATTGACATCATGACAGGTAGAGTTCTTGCGGTACAGAGTTCGGAGGCGGACATCTTATCGGGTAAGGCCGACAGAGTCACACGGATCAATACCCCAGAGGGGCCTATCTTCATAGAAAACAGTTTGAATTTCGACATGGTGGGCAGATTAAAGTCGTACCCCTATTCCAAAACACTAGGTGATCTTATATGTGAGCAGATAGTTCACGGCAAGAGTATTCAAGCTGCGTGCGAGGAGATGAATATCCCCTATTCCATAGTTTTGCATTGGAGTAGGCAGCATCCAGAATTTAAAGAAGCAATGGCGCAAGCAAAGAAGGATCGGGCAGAATGGATGCATGGGGAACTCTTGGAAGTTGCGAGGACCAAAGCAGACACGAAGACGCACATCGAAGCGCTTAAATGGTCCGCAGAAAAAGATGACCCCGAGAAATTCGGGGCACGCACGAAGATTAGCGGCGATCCTAACGCCCCTGTTAGCTTCATCATCGACACAGGAATTCGTAGAGACGTCACCCCGAAAGAAGAAGGGCCGATCCAGATCATGGAGCCACAAGACACGAAAGATCAAACAGAAGAAATAGAACTCAAAGGAGCGCTTAATGGCACGAATAAATAAAAACAACGCTAGCATTTGCCTAACACCTAAAGAGAGGGAGATTGCGGTACTAGTTGCCGAAGGTCAAACCTCGCAAGCTATTGCTGATAAACTTGGAGTTGAGGAAAAAACAATTAAGTATCACCTCACGACAATTTATAAAATTATTGGTGTAAAAAACAGAGCTACGTTTATTGCTAGATATTGGCAGAATAAAAAAATACTTGAAACAGCCTACCAGAGTTAGCACTAACTACACACCCAGGCCGCTGCAAGAAATCATGCACGCAAGGCTTAAACGGTTTAATGTTATCGTCTGTCACCGGCGATTTGGTAAAACTGTATTTTCAGTAAATGAGTTATTAGATCAGGGTTTGCGGAACCAAAGAAAATATCCTATTTACGCATATATTGCGCCGACATACGGGCAAGCAGAGCGTATCGCATGGGCAATGCTTAAAGCACACACTAAAGATTTACCAGGATGTGAGTACAATGAAGCAAAATTACGCTGTGTTATCCCTCGTCCTCATCTCGGGGATCATATTACTATTTACCTTTTGGGCGCAGAAAATCCAGATAGTATTCGGGGCATGGGTCTTGATGGCGTTATTCTGGATGAGTTTGCTCAGTTTGATCCGACAGTCTGGGGACAGGTGGTCAGGCCAGCTCTTGCGGATAAACAAGGCTTTGCGATATTCATTGGCACCCCGAAGGGTCAAAACCACTTCTATGACATCTATCAAACGGGGATCAAAAACAAAGACCAAGGCTGGTTTACGGCGGTCTACAAAGCGTCGCAGACGGGCGTTCTTCCGCAAGAAGAGCTAGATGCTCTTAGAAATGAGATGTCAGAGGAGGAGTATGAACAAGAAATGGAGTGCTCGTTTCAGGCGGCGCTTATCGGTGCGTATTGGGGAAAAGAAATGGCGCGAGCTGAGGCCGACAAAAGGATCGGTAAAGTTCCTCATGACCCCGCTCTCTTGGTTGATACCGCGTGGGATTTGGGAATATCAGACTCTACGGCTGTATGGTTTACTCAGCAATACCGACAAGAGATTCGTGTTATTGATTACATGGAAGTGTCGGGTATTGGTCTTCCTGAGATTACCAAAAAATTAAAGGAAGGGCATAGAAATTTATACAACTACAGAGACTTTCACTGGCCGCATGACGGAGCCGCTCGCGACTTGTCCACTGGTAAGTCCCGAGAAGAATCCATGCGAGACCTTGGAGTGCGAGTTAGGATTGCACCGAAGCACGACGTCGCAGACTCAATACACGCAGCAAGACTTTTGATTAGTAAGTGTCACTTTGATGCCGAGAAATGCGACCGAGGAATTGCAGCCCTTAAGAATTATCAGAGGAAGTACGATGCAAAGCTAAAGATTTTTCAAGACAAACCACTCCATGATTGGAGTTCGCATGGTGCGGATGCATTTAGACTACTTGCAATGGCTCTAAAACCAGGTGAAGATAGGCAGAATAGGCAAATGCCGACCAAATGTTTGTCGGACTATGATGTTTTTAAAAGGTAGGTAATATATGGCCGGTGGAAGAAACTCAAATCCGATTGCTAATATGTTTGGAAT